TTTCCCAACTGGACATTGTTTGCCAGAGATCAGATAAGTTGGAGCGGCGATTTCGTTTTTGTGGAGGCGCTGTAAATGGCTCTTAACCTTTCAGCATACGACAGCATTCAAACCAATCTGTTTGTGAAGATTGTGATACCCAGTTATAGCACACTCACATTCAGTGACTATCATCGCAGTTTGACCATTGACGCTGTGGCCTACACAGGCTTGGGACAACTGTTGAGCGTGTCAGACACCAACACCAGTTTGAGAGCATCACCACAAGATGTGACCATTGCCATTTCAGGCATACCCGCACAGAACATCACAGACATACTCAATAACAAATTGGTAGGCAGTGATGTGAAAATTACCAGAGGCATATTTGATGTGAACACAGGAGCTCTAGTGAGTGCCATTGCAGGCAATCCAGTGGGCAAGTTTGTGGGGTACATCAACAATTTTGATATCACAGATGATTTGGAACAGGGTGCTGCCACAGGCACTATTACCATTACCATGACCTGCACCTCAGTGGTGGAGCAATTGGAAAACAAAGTGAGTGGTCGCAGAACCAATCCCATAGATCAGAAAGCATTGTATGCCTCAGACATTTGTTTTGACAGAGTGCCAGCATTGAGCAAAAGCAATTATAATTTTGGAGCAGACAGATGAGTTGGTTGAGTGGTATCACAGACATTGGTAGAAAAATACTTGGCAGCAATCTGGGTGGCACACTGGTCAAAACTGCCATATTGGGTTACCTTATTAATAGACTGAGACGCAACGCACTCAAAGACAACAATCCAAAAAATCAAAACATAGACGCAGGCATAAGATTACAAATACCGCCTGCTTCAGACAACAAGATACCAGTGTTGTATGGCACTGCTGTGATGAGTGGCATAATCACAGACGCAGTGATGAGCAACAGCAACAAAAGAATGACCTATTGTTTGACCATTGCAGAAAAAACTGGCACACTGTTGAGCACAGGCGCTGCCAGCACCTACTTGTTCAAACAAGTGTATTGGAATGATCAACGAATCATATTCAAAGCAGATGGATTCACAGTGGATTACACAGTGGACAGAGAAGGCAATCAAGACATCAGTCTTAGAGATTTGGTAAAAGTTTATTGTTATGCAGGCAACTCCAGCACCACCAGCATACCAGAAAACTACACCAATGCCTCATACCCAGCTGCCTACACAGTGATGCCTGGTTGGGCATTGGCCACACACATCATGACCAATCTTATATTTGTGGTGATAGAAGTGAATTACAACAGAGAAAAGAATGTGACAGGCATAGGAGATATGAGATTTCAAATACAAAATTCAATGAACAAACCTGGAGATGTGATGCGTGATTATCTCACCAACACTGTGTATGGTGCAGGCATTGATGCGGCGGAGGTTTTGACCACATAATGGACAGTTTAACCACACTCAATACATTTGCAGCCACTTCAGTACCTTACACAGACGAGGCAGCAGGTGCTGCCACATTAACCAATCGTTATCAAATCAATGGAGTGATAGACACCTCACTGCCAGTGATGGAGAATTTGGAAAAGATCTGTTCAGCCTCAGGCAGTTGGCTTAGCTATGATGTGAGCACAGGCAAGTGGGGAGTGGTGATCAACAGAACTGGTTCTTCAGTGGCCTCATTCAACAACAGCAATATTTTGGGTCCAATCAGTGTGAGTGGCACAGGATTGAAAGATTTATACAATGCAGTGAGAGTGGAGTTCCCCAACAGAGATATCAGAGATGCCAGCGATTTTGTCAAAATAGAATTACCCGCAGGTGACAAGAATTCAAATGAATTGCCCAACACATTAAACTTGGCCTATGACAACATCAATGAACCAGTGCAGGCACAACTGTTGGGATTTATAGAATTAAAGCAGAGCAGAGTGGATTTGATTATCACATTTGAAACAGATTACAGCAACATCAATCTACAAGCAGGTGATCTGATAGATGTGACCAATACACAATTTAGTTTCAGTGCCAAAATATTTAGAATCATCACCATTGCTGAAAAGCAAGGAGACTCAGCACTCACTTTGGAAATCACAGCATTGGAATATGACACCACTGTGTACAGCACAGCAGATCTCAGCAGATTTGTGAGAAGTGACAGCACAGGAATTATAACCATAGGTAGCATTGGCACACCAGGCACACCAGTGGTTACCAAATTTGAATCAGATGTCAGACCAAGAATTGTTGTGACCAGCACAGCACCCACAGGCATTGTGGAGGCCATGGAATTTTGGAGAACCACAGATGTGGCATTGGCAGAAAGTGCCAGAAGTTATCAACAGATTGGCACACAGAGACCCGCAGGTGGTGGCACATATTCATCAGGCACCACTGTGACATTTGAATTGGACACACTAAACTCCAGCAATTTTTTTATCAAGACCAGAGGTATCAATGATCTCACAGTGGGACAGTTCAGCTCACCATCAGGACTGGTGGAATATGTGCCAGAACAAGTCACAGATGCCATAGATCCCAACACCAGTATCAAAGACGCATTAGGTGCTGTTGCCACATTACAATCATTGTCCACACTGCTGGGACTGCTGGATGATCTGTTGGCAGGAGTGTCAGGCAAAGGCATATGGACTCGTGTGAAAGAACTATTTCAAGAAGCCACAGGTATTAATTTAAACACACCAGGTGCTATTCAAGGAGCTGTTTTTCCTTCAAGCACTTTAACCACCACAGCAGCCACAGGAAATGGAACCACAGTCACATTATCTTTTGCCACACAGGCCACTGCTCCATTCAATGTGGGTCAAACAATCACTGTGTCAGGACTGGTTCCTGCTGGATACAATGGTGCTCAAATTGTTACCGCAGTCACAGTGAGTTCAGTAAGTTATGCCAACGCTACCACAGGTGCACAAACCACACCAGGCACAATTACTTTTACTGGAACTATCACAGTTAATGATGACGGTGTTTTAAGAACCAATTCTTTGACCAGTTTAAATTTTGCAGGTAATGGAGTCACAGCCACAAGTTCAGGCGGTGCTGTCACAGTAACCATACCAGGATCAGGAGTTGGTGGTGGTGGATTAAACATATTAAATTCGCCTGTGGTTGATGATTATCTAGTTTATAATGGCAAGGGGTGGGTGGCAGTGCCAACCTGTTGCCCTACAACATATCCAGAAGGTTGGGAGCCAGAAGCTGTTGATAATTCTGAAGAATGTGAACTATCATTCAGTACAAAATTTCCTCCAGACAGAAACGATTTTCAAGACCCAACTGTGAATCCTGCTATAACATCTGACACAGCAAGAGTCACAGGCAGTTATTTTATCTATGTGAACCCACCATCAGGTAGATCTTTCAAAGGCAACATCACAGCAGGCACTGGCACAGCATATTTGTATGAATCTGATGGCACTCTAAAAGATTCAAAAACAGCCGCACAATGTATCTTTACAAAAGACTTAATTGAGATACCGTTTATAACTAGAGATTATGCCACAGATTATTATATTTTAATTGATGAAGGACTGGCCACTTATTGTAATTGTCCCACACCTGCCATTACAGCAGATACATTAGAATCCAGTTGGAATTTTAACACACCCCCATCCACTTACAGTTTATCACCATATGCTCCTACACCCAATAATTTTGTAAGCCCCACTGTGAGTATTCCTTTGTTTTCATCATCATCTCCCACAGGAACAGTTTGTCCTAGTCCAAGACTAAGATTAACATTTAACAATGAAATAGTAGCAGGCACTGGTACAATAGAAATTAAAAGAGTGTCTGATGATGTCACAGTGGATACCAAATCAGCATCCAGTGGCACAGGCATTATTACATATTCAAATGTAACCCCATCTGCAACTTCTGGCGATGGAACAGATGCAAAATTTAACATTACTTCATATCCAGCAGTGTACACGGTGTCTGGTAAAACCACACCACCTTATTATACAGCCGCTGTTGCATCAGAAGGCAAAGGATATGAACAAGATGATACAATTACTATACCAGGAACTTTATTAGGTGGCGTATCTTCTGGCAATGATTGCATTTTAACAGTTTTAGATACCAAAGGAGAAGGAGAAACTAAAGCCATTGGTGATAATATTAAAAAAGGTCAAATTGTAAGTGTAGAAGTTCAAGAAACAAGCACACCTGCTGCCAAAACATTAGACTTTGGAGTAATCAATAGTTTAGCCATTGGTCCTCAATACTATGTGATATTTCCACAAGGCACAGTTCGTAAAAATGTTATTGATTGTAATGAAAGAGATGTTTCTCCTGTTGCGGCATTGACCAAAAATGCCAACACATATTTTTCAATAAGCCCTGTATTGATAGTGACTGGCAAAACAGTAAAATCAGAACCAGTGGTAGTGGGCAATGATCAAAAAGTTAATCCTCAGAGCAACATTGGTATTGTTTTTAATCAAACAATATCTTTCCATACTTCAGGCAGTGTGAGATTATACAACAGTGGTGGCACTGAAATTCAAGCATTTGATGTGGCCAAAACATTTACCGCAAACAAAGTAAGTGAATTAATTTGGATTGAAGGCAGTACCTTATATATTAACCCCACTGTGGATATGAATTTTGATACCACTTACTATGTGCTGATAGATGCTGGTGTGGTGGTAGATTCCTGTTCCAGAGTGTACACTGGTCTGTCAGATGTAAATACTGTTAGATTTAAAACAGACGCTGGTCCTGTGTCCACTTTACAGCCATTGAATGCCAGTGGCAGTGTGAATCAAACAGGCATAGTGATGGACTTTGATAGAACGGTGGAGCCCAGCACAGGACTGGTAAGCATAATAGATGTAAATACCAGCACAACTATTGCCACTGTGGCCAGTACAGATCCATCAGTAAGCATAACGGAGATTTAAAGATATGGCCAGTAGATTAACCATCAACACCAACAGTTTGAATGTGCCTTGGCAATTGGGCACACAATACAGAATTGCACTGGCTGCTGATGTGGTCAAAGAACCCAGCAACAATAAAAAAGGCAATCCTGTTGTGGCTAGTGTGGGAACATTTACCACCAATGCTACTGTGCCCACATTAAGTTCCAGTTCGCCTACCAATGATGCTTTTGATGTGGAGAACAATACCAGCATATTATTAACATTTAGCAGAAACATAGAAGCAGGGTCAGGCAATATCAGATTGTATCAGGTGCAATTGAGCGGTGCAGACACATTGTTATACACCTACAACATGGGAGATCCAGCCTACGTGACTATCAGCAACACCACAGTCACACTCAAGACCACAGGATTGTTGGAGGCAGATTCTGCCTTTTATCTTATCATTGACAACAACGCCATCAGAGATTTGGACAATTTCAATTATGCAGGCAGTAGAATTGCCAAAACTATCACTGTGAATGGCAATGCGGCTCTCAACAGTTCAGTAACCAAATGGTCAGGTGTGGACAGTGTAATATTTGATGGTGTGGGAGATTATCTCTCTGTGCCCAGCAGTGCGGATTTTGGATATGGCACAGGT